TGCCATTCCTGCTCCGGGTTACCCGTTCGCGGTTACCACGCGACGAGTCGAACGTCCACGGGCGCGCGGTATCCTGCTCTCCGCTCGAACTCCTCGGGAGAGGTCACGACGTCGCGCAGTCCAGGATGGTCCGGGAACCTCTCGCGGACGAGGTCGGCGACGGTCACCGCTCGAGGGCTCACCAGGTGAACGACGCGACCGGCGTGGTCGTGGGCGTGCTCGAGGAACTGGACGATGCGCGCCGCGCACTCCTCCTCCCACTCGCGGTTCGCGAGCGTGTACCCGTTGAGCCAGGCGTAGGACTTCGCGCGCTCGCTGGCGACGAAGGACACGCGCGCGACGACGGCACGGTGAGCGATGGCGACGTGTTCGCCGATGCACTTCGACAACCCGTAGACGTTGCCGATCCTGTCGAGCTCGCCGCGGACCCGGAGCCGCGGCTCTGCCGGGAGCGCGTCGTCGCCCTCGACGACGTAGTCGGTCGAGATCCAGACGCACGGGATGCCCGCGCGGTCGCAGGCGTGCGTTGTTGCTGCCGTCGTCGCCACGTTCCCATCTGTCGCAGAGCCCGCGATGCGCTCGCACTGGCTGACGTTCGCGCACGCTGCCGCGGCGACGACGACGTCGGGGCGAGCCACGCGTAGTGCGTCGCGCATCGCATCGACGTCGCTCGCGTCGAGCTCGTGCCTCGCTGGCGCGAGGACCTCGTGACCCTTCGCCGTACCGGCAGCGACCAGGGCGCGCGCGAGCGCACCGGCCCCACCCGTGACGAGGACGCGCATGGCTCGCCCTTACTCGGTGAACATGACGCGGCGATACCTTCCGAGGATCTGTCGCGCCTGCGATGGGATCGCCGCGTCGGCGGCGTCGGCGACCTGGTACGAGTACCCGTTCGCGTTCTCGCTCGCGAGGCCGGCGTGCCGGAGGGCGTTGAACCGAGCGGCGACGATGATCGCCGCGGCGAGCTGGACGTCGGCTGGTACGGTGGACCATCCGGCGGTGTACGTCACTGCGACAGTCTGCCGGCCCTGCGTGAACGCGTCGCCGTCGTCTACCAGGCGCACGGTCCCGGTGTTCTGATCGACGTAGTAGTCGGTCGCGGTGCGGAGCTGTCCGCCATCGGTGATCGCGGCGATGGAGGCCACCGGGAAGTGCCGGAGCCCGAGGTCGTTCGTCGTCACGTCCTCGATGTCGTAGATCTCCGAGTACGTCGTCTGCGTGATCCCGGACTGGCCGAGGATGCCGAGCACCTCACTGTCCACCGACCCCACGAGCATCGTGAGTAGAGCATCGTGAAAGGTGACGCCGGCAGGGATGCCGAGGATCGACTTTGCGACGGAGACGGAGGTGAGTGCCATGCGCTACCCTACCCCACCGCGGTTGCGTCTGCGCTCGACGCGGTGCGACGAGCCGCGAGGCTCCAGACGACGACCGCGCCTGCCGCGCGACGCTTGAGCGTGCCAGATGCGACGAGCTCCTCGAGGAGGACGGCGAGACGCGGGTGCGTCACGTCCACCCCGATGCGGGCGGCGAGCGTGTCGAGGTTCGAGGTCCCGCCGAGGTCCGACAACGCCTGGACGATGCCCGCGGAGGTCACGACGTGCGAGGCGTTCCACGCGCTCGTCTCCTCGACCCATCCGAGCTTGACCATCCGGTCGCGGAGGGCCTCCGTCGAGCAGAACACGGTGTGAGCGACGACCCCGTCGAGCTCGACCGCGCGGCTATCCACGACCTCGTCGTACCCGATGCACGCGATGGGCTGCGCGTCGGGTGACGTCGCGTCGAAGTCGTAGCGACGGAGGACGAACTGGAAGGAGCCGGGAGGCGGTACGGTGCGGAAGTCGAGCATGGTCCGAGCGTAGCACGGTAACCGCAAAAGCGGAACGCCCGCCGCGAGTGGTGACCTCGTGGCGGGCGTTCGTTGTGGCGTGCCCTCACGGGCGCGCGGGTCACGACCCGCTGATACCGCCGAGCATCGCCGCGCCCTTCGTGTTCGAGAACACGAGCGCGCCGTCCCAGAACATATCGAACTGGTCGAACTGGGAGTCCGTCTTCGCGAGCGGCATCACCGTCACGGGGTTGAGCTCCTCGATCCAGCAGTAACGCTTGTTCACGACCAGGAGGGCCGTCGTCGCGCCACCGCCGTAGGTCGTCACCGCGGAACCGGACCACGCGAGCGTGTTCGGCATCTCGGTGGAGACGATCATCGGGATGCCGTCGTAGGTGCGAACGCGGAACCCGCCCGCGATCTCGGTCTGGTTCACGAACTGCTGCTGCGCCTGGAGGGCGGCGTTGAGCTTCCGCATCCCGGCGAAGGAGCCGATGATGGCGAGGTCGGCTCGGTTCGCGCTGCCCTTGACGAGGTCGATGGCCTCGTCGAGCTTCGCGAGCGAGAGCGCGCCACCCGTGGTCGCGGAGGCGTTCGCGACGACCTGGCCCGACGCACCGCCGATGAGCTTGATGAAGCCATCGGGCTGGTTGCCGTTGAGGCTGTTGTCGCCGATGACCATCGCAGTCTCGAGCGTGTTCGCGAAGTCCTCGGCCTTCGCGGTCATCTCCTGGGCGAGCAGGTCGCCGTAGGTGCGACCGGTGCTCTGGATCTTGCGCGTCACGCGGCCACGGGTCGCGAGCGTGCGGTAGGCGAACGAGGTCTGGCCGTAGGTGCCAGTCTCCTCGCTCACGCCGTCGGTGTCGGCAACCCAGGACCCACCCGTAGAGCCAGCGGCGCGACGGTTGATGTAGGCCTTGTCACCGCTGCCGGGGCGACGGTCGAGCACCGCCTGCACCCCGAACTCGCGGCGCGTGAGCGGCTGGACGACCTTGTTGATCTGGGTCTGGAGAAGGACGGAGCCGGCTCCGGCGACGTTGATGGCGCGCTGGAAGGCCTGGCGGCGGTTCCCGTCGAGCGCGGCCCACTGGGACTCGTTCATGGCGTACCTCGTAGTTCTGGGGTGCGTGCGTTGGGGTTACCGCCAACCGGCGTCGGCGGAACCGAGGAGGCCGTCGGCCTCCGCGGCGGTGAGGAGGGCGCGGAGGTCCGTCTCCAGGTGCGCCTTCGTGACCTTCGTGACGTCGTCGCTCATGCGACGCTCGGAGAAGCCACGGCTGCGGCAGACGGACACCAGCGCGACCGCGCGGGTGTCGGTGGAGGCGGTGCGGACGAGGGCGTCGATCTCGCTCTCGGCCTGCGGCCCGCTGGACAGGTGATGGACGATACCACGACGCTGGGGCTCACCCGCGAGGGCTGCGACGCGGGCCTCCAGTTCGGCGATACGCTGCTCGGCGTTGGACATGGGCTGGTTCTCCTCGGAGTTGTAGGGTGCGCCTCGAGGGACGTCGTGCCCGATGGCTCGACTATCCCGCGTTGGGCCGTTGGTGTCAAGTTGGGGCTGCGACAGCATCGCCGGCTCTTCGCCGTCCATGCTGGGCACCGCGCTGGGCTCGGTGATCTCGTCCATCGACAGGAGCGCGGGGGCCTCCTTGCCGGCCTTCTCGTAGTACTTCACGAGGTGCTCGTATGCCGCCTGGCGTTCGCCTGCGGGAATGTCCACGCCTCCGCGCGCACCGTTGAGCGCACCGACGGCAGCGACCACGGCGGCGAACACCGCGTGGATGCGACCCTCGATCACCTTCGCGATGGGAAGCTTGTACCCTTCGCGCGTCTCGGCCTTCTCGGGGTCCATGTAGACGTGGACGCTCTCGTACCGCTTCCAGTCGGGCGGGTCGCCGAGGACCTCGTTCCCGGCGTCAGCGTCCCACGTCCACTCGGTGTCGAGCGGCGCGAGCGGGTGATCCTGGAACGACACGATGGCGCGAACCTCGGCGAGGTCCTTGACCTCCTCGACTTCATCGACCGGAGCCTCCGCGACCGGAGCCTCCTCGGCGGGCTCGACCTGGGACGGCATCTCGCCCTCCTTCGGTTCGTGCTCTCCGCTCACCTCGACCTCGACCTCGACTTTCTGGGCCATCTTCTGCTCCTGGGAAAGCATCTCGTCGGGGGTCGCCGTCGGGAGGTCCGGGTTCTCCTGCCATCCGTCGCAGACGTTCGTCGCCACGGTGAGGAACGAGAACGCCTTGCACTGTCCCGCGGTGCCCGCGTAGGCCTCGTCGGGCACGAAGTGGATGCAGCGACCGCACCGCTCGGCGGTGTTGCTCGGCCCGTAGGAGGGCGCATCCATCGCGCCGCGCTTCTCGACGTTGGCCGGCTCGACAACGGGAGAGGCGTCGGTGGGCGTGGGAGCCGTGCCGGAACGAACCGTCCGCGCGGTAGCCGCGAGCATCGAGCGCACCTCGGCGATGTAGCTCTCGCGGTTCGCAGGCATCCGCGTCGCGGCGACGTGGTCGACCTCCCCGTCCTCGCCGCTGATCCGCTCCGGCATGGACATCCAGTCGTCCGGGGACTGGCCCTCGGCGAACTGGAACCGCATCCGGGTGAAGTAGCCGCCGATGCTCTGCCCGATGGGATGGCCGGCCTTGAGCTTCTCGGCGAGCATGACCGCCTTCGGGTTCGTCTCGTCGAGCTGGACGACGGTGCGGAGCCGGAAGCCTGCCTCGTCCGCGGACGCTGCCGTCGGAACGTCACCGGCCTCGACCTCGCCGTCTACCAGGTAGCCGATCACGTCCTCCCACTCGCCAGAGCACCCGAGGCCGGGATGCGTCGGCAGGTAGACGACGGTCCCGCGCTTGCACTGCTCTGCCATGCTGGCGAGAGCCTCCTGGCTCATCTCGGTTCCGTAGGCATCGACGCCAGTGGAGGACGAGTACCCGATGACCTGGGGGCCTGCGACCTTCGGCATGTTCGGGTTCTCGGCGGGGGCCGGTGCCTCCATCTCGACGATGCGCTCGGTCGCACCTTCGGCGCGTCGTGCGTCGCGGACCTGCCAGGCACCCGCGGCGCGCGCGTCGAACGCGAACGGGATGCGGCAACGCAGCGACCAGAACGGACGACCGTCCGCGTCGTGGCCCGTGGGGGCCGACGGGAGCGTGTAGGGCGAGAGGCGCGGGTCGGGCATGGAGCACTCCGATCTGGTTCGGCCTTTCGCCTCGGTGGACGTTAGCCAGTCGGGGCGATGGTAGCACGATGGTACGACGGCGCAACGGACCCGGATGCGACGCTATGGCGAGCGGAGGTCAACGCGCAGGTCCACGAACCCGCGCGCATCGCACGCACCGGTCACGACCTGGACGTGTTCAACGGAGATCCCCATCGACGTTGCGAGGTCGGTGAGCTCGTCAACGGAGCGGTCGAGCGCGGTGAGGTCCTTCGACCGGCAGCGATGGTGCAAGGTCAGAACCGCCCACGGAACCGGCTGCGCTGGGAGCTCGGTCATGAGCACCGACAACCGCACGCCGATCGGCAGCGCGCAGGACCGCGCGTCGCCGACGACAACGCCTTGAGCATCGGCGATGATGCCGTCAGCGGTGAGCCAGTACTGACCCGACGGTGAGAGCCCGCAGTCCTCGAACGAGGAGGATGCGGGCTGCGTCGGGTCACTGGCTGCAACGGTGCCGAGCACCAGGAGCAGCGGTCGCATCGGTCACCCGTGAGGAAGGGCGAGGAGGCGAGCGAAGATGCTCTCGTCGAGCGCGTTGACCATCGCCTCCGCGGTCGAGAGCGAGCATCCCATCGCCTCGGCGAGTGCCGCCTTCGTCTTCGGGCCGACCTTGCCGTCGATGGGGCCGATGGACTTCCCGGCGCGCTGGAGCAACGCCTGGAGCGTGTGCCCGAACGTCTGACAGTCTCCCGAATGACCGACGAGGATCGCACCGCACAACGCGGCCTGTTCGTACCCGAGGCGCGCGAGCACGCCGGAGAGGTCGCCGTACCAGTCGAAGTGCCACGCCTCGCTCGCGCCCTCGTCGGCGTTCTTGATGATGGGCGACCATCCGAGCGGCTTCGCGAGCTCCCAGAGACGGTCGAGCTGCTTGTCCGCCGGCACGCCTGGGAACTTGAGCATCCCGAGGTGGACGTCGATGGCCCTTCCGGCGTTGTGGAACGACCGGCCAGGCTGCGCGACGAACGCGGCTTTCATCGACTTCGCGTCGAACGCGGGCGACGACGCGGGCGGCTTGCCGGCGGCGACCCACCGGTCGTACTTCGCGCGGGCGGACTGCTGAACGGCGACGTCGCGGTGGAGCTCGGTCACGCGGAAGTCACCGCCGGCTGACGTCACGGCATCCGAGAGGGCCTTGAGCGCGTGCGCCACGGGAAGGATGCAGATCCCCGCCTTGCCGAGCTGGGCCAGCGGACGGAGCTCGCCGCGAGGGCCACCCGTCTTTCCGGCGCGGTCGTAGG